GTTTTAGTTAATGCGTCACCGGCACTAATTTGACCTGCACCTGAGAACTGTTGAAATGTAATATTAGTAGAACCAAATGTTGGTGTACCATTGTGAGTTGCAACATAACCGTTATCTGCGTTAGCAGTACCTTCTTCAACAAAGAAGAATGTTCCACCAGATAACTCAGCAGCTGTGTCTGCGTCAGGACTTCTTGTTAATACGAAAGCCGCTGAACCAGAACCGATTGTTGTTACTTTATAGATACCGTTTTGTACTGCACTTGCCTGGTTCTTAATTAGAACTCTGTCATCTGCTACAGTAGCAACACCGTCAATTGTTAATGCACCGTTAGCGTCAGCAGTTAAAGTACCGTTACCGTTATTATAAGTTACGGCTGATAATGCAGCTGCTGTTGCCAATCTTACACTTTCTTTTACATCTAAACCATTTGCAACACTATCGACATATGCTTTTGTAGCTGCGTCCTGAGCGCTTGATGGATCTGTAACACTTGTAATTCTACTAGAATTTACATCAACTGTACCAGAACCATTTGGATCTAAAACGATATTACCATTTGTATTAGAAGAGGCAATAGTATTAGCATTTATATTTAAATTATCAACTGTTAATTCAGTTACACCTGCAATTGCTGTTGATGTTGCGCCTAATGTTAAAGTAGTTGAACCTAAAGTAATTGTAGAGTTTGAAAGTGATGAATTACCAATGTTTGCTAATGTGTTACTAGCAGCGTCAATAGTTTTATTTGTTAATGTATCAGTTGTTGCCTTACCTACTAAAGTATCAGCAGCGGCAGGTAATGTTACTGTAACATCACCAGTAGAAGCTGGTCCTATTAGTGTGACTTTGTTTGTACCGTTATCAGAATCTTCAAAGAACTCTAAGAAACCTGCACTTGTTGAACCATTCTTTAACTGTATTCCAGCGTTTGCGATTGGTGTTGTAAGTGTTTTATTTGTAAGTGTTTCTGAACCTGTCAATGAAACAAAACTATCACCTTGTAAAGCAGTATTAAATTCTGCTAATGATCCAGTTAAACTGTTACCAGTTCCACCTAAATCAAATGTTTTATTTGTAAGTGTTGCTGTTGAAGCTGTTGAAACTAATCTAGCGTCACCACCTGTACCTGGAAGTGTAAGTGTATTTGAAGCACCCTCAGAGTGTGGCGCACCTATAACTGTTTGTGCATGAGCATTATTTGATTCACAATATAATTTTATTTGTGAAGCCGTGCCTGCATTTTTAAGGTCTAAAACACCTGGTGTTACTGTAAGTATATCATTGCCACCAATTTTAAAATCTATCTTATCATCTGTATCAGCAGTAATTGAAGTATCTTTATCTGCGTCTAAAAATAATTCAGAACCGTTCATGTCGATACCGTTAAACACAGCGTCATCATCAAAAGATACTGTCATAGTATCACCAGATAATGCTGTAGCTATACCGTTACCACCTGTAATTTTTAATGTTTCAGTAAGTAAGTTTATAGTAGTTGATGTGGAACTTTCATCAACAAGGGTAAGTGAAGTTGCTGGAGCTGCAAATGATAAATTACCCGAACCGTCTGTTGTTAAAACACTACCGTTAGAACCGTCAGCACCTGGCAAAGTTAATGCTAAGTTATCAGATAATGCATTTGGTGATTTTAATGATACTGCATGAGCACCATTGTTTGTACCCTCATTAAATTTTAATGTACCACCTACTGTGGCTGAGTTACCTATATTGATTGTGCTTATTGCTGAGTTACTATCTACTGTCATTGCTGATGAAGCAGTTAGTGTGCCTGCGACATGATCTAACATGTCTGTGAAATATTGTCCGCCTATAACTGTAACGTTATTAGCGTCACCGTTTCCATCTACGCCACCTTCACCAATGAATAATCTATCTCCTAGGTTTGATTGTGAACCTGTACCGAATGTATAGGCCATTTCTCCTAGTTTAAGCGTTGAAGGAGCGGAGGTATTAGAACTTCTTTTTATCTGTATTACTGTTGCCATTTAATTTGCTCCTAAAAAGAACCGCCGTTGAATACTAATGTTCCAGTTGTAGTATCTAGCTCGTTCTTTGCTGTAAATTTTTGTGTTGATCCGTTATATTGAAGTAGAGCACCGTCTGCTACGCTTGATACATCTACATCACTTAACGAACTTAATTTTTGGATTGAACCAGCACTTCCTGTTCCACTTGGTAGTGTAACCGATACTTGCTGTGGAGCATTACCGTTATTGGAATTAATAGTGGCTTTTGTTCCGCCTGTATTATTAATAACTGCTCTGACCATGGTTCTCTCCTGTTAATATTTATACTTATATTTATAAGAGAAAAGAGTTAAATAATTAACCAACTACGCCAGGATTTACAGTTATTATGCCTTCGATTACTCTGGTAACAGTAGAATCTGAACTACGAATTTCTACATCATACACATATCTTGCTGGAGCGTCTAAGACGGCTGTTTGATCTGCTGTAAGGGAAAGTGTTATAACACCATTTGTAGGTGTTGACACAGCTGTTGTTAGAACTGTTCGTGTATTTGCTGAAGAATAACCCTTGGCTATCTTAGCAGTTACAGTATGATCTGTAAGATTAAATGCGACACCGGCGCTATCAGTTACAGTTACATCCGAACTGAAAGTTGCACCTTGGTCTATTGTTAAATTAGCTACTGCCGCCATCTTTTTTATCTAGTTGTTCTAACTCTTCTTTTATTTTCCCATTGTAATATTTGGTTAGTACGTCAATCTTTTCTAATTCTAATTCGTGTCTTGTTTTAGAAACTTGAATTTCTGAACGAACTGAAATTATATTTAATAATCTAGTACTTAACTCTGATTCTTTATATTCAACACCGTCAATGGTAATTGTTCTTGTATCATCTGCCATAATTATTCACCTTTATAGTTATTTATAACTATTTATTTGCTTTTTTAATTGCTTTTATTAGTTTATCTTTAGTTAGTCTTTTATCTAATTCGATACCGATTTTTCTACCTAATTTTTCTAATTCAGCTTTTGTCTTTTTTTCTATACCTTTTAAGTCTTCTTTATGTTGTATTTCTACAGTTTTAGGAAACCAAAAAGGAAAGATAGTTTCGATTATTTTGTTAATCATTTTTATTCTCCTTAACAAATTTTAAAAATTCATCTAATATGTCTAAATCAGAACTAAAACTTATATGAGGTACTTTGTAATTATCACTTTTAAGCGTATACCCTTGTATAGTTTCGCCGATTGATTGACCTGTTTTTTCTTGGAATTGTCTTGCTAATTTTATCATTTTACTTTCGTCTAATGACATTTCTGGAATATCTTCAACACCAAACTTTACTCTTAGCATAGGAATAATCATATTTAAAGGAACTCCTTTTTGATCGGAATCCCTTAATATAGTAATTACTTCTTTGATAGCTTCTTTGTGTTCGAAAGTTATATTGTCGTAGTTAAAATTAGACTCGAAGTTGTCCGTCTGTTCTATCATAATATCCTCACTTAATTAATTTAATATAAAAGTGTTAGTAAGAAATAACTACTACACCTTTACCGCCAGAACCACCTGAAGTGTTGTGACCACCGCCACCGCCACCTCCACGGTTACCTGTTCCGCCGCCACCATTATATGAACCACCGCCACCAGATCCTGATCCGCCGTATCCTCCGCCGCCTCCAGCGTAAGTTATAGATGAACCTGAGATTGAGTATGTTCTACCAGAACCACCGTTTGGACGAGAACCGCCACCGCCGGCACCTCCGCCACCACCTGGTTGCTGTCCTGATGAACCGCCACCTGGATGACCGAAACCGTAAGTACCTGAATCTCCAGGTCTACCTGGTTGTTCAGCGTTTCCGTGACCGCCGTGACCTTTTGCACCGCCACCTGAACCACCGTTCAAGTTACCACCTGCGTAACCACCGTTTGATCTACCACCGCCGATAGCAGTTAGTGTACCAAACACGGAGTTTCCTCCAATGTTACCTGTAGTTTTAATTCCTGGATTAGTACCACCATTTCCAACTGTAACTGTGTAGTTAGAACCTGGAGAAACTGGAAAGCCTGGTCGGTAAATTAGACCACCGCCACCACCGCCGCCAGCTTTTTCAGAGTTAAGGTTTTGACCGGCACTACCACCTCCGCCGCCACCTGCAACTACTAGTACGTCTAGTGATGTCATACCTGCTGGTGCGTTGAATGATGTTGAATTTGAATATGTAGTTGCTGTTGGACCATTAACTACAATAGAAAAATCTTCAGTTTGGGTGAAACTTGTAAAATCACCTGAAGCAGTAAGTTGTACAGTAAAGTTAGATGTAGTGTTTGAACCTACAGCGTTAGCAGTACCTGTAATATTACCGTTTGATGAATCAAGTGATAAACCACCTGGTAGTGAACCAGATGATACTGTGAAACTTCCTACTGAACCTGATGTAATTGTAGCACCACAATCTCCTGATGTTAAGTTATCTGAACTTCTAGCATAGTTAGCTAAAGTACCTAATGAACCTGAGTTTGTAAATGAAACTACTGGTGGTGTAACTGTAATTGTAAATTGTCTATCTGTTCTTCTTACAGATGAATCTGATGTTTGAGCGACAGCAGTTAAAGTAAATGTTGATGTAGTATTTGAACCTACAACTGTTAAGTTACCAGATATAACACCTGTAACTACATTTAATGAAGCACCTGCTGGTAATGAACCAGAAGCTATTTCATATTGTACTGCAACTGAATCAGATGTTGTTGCTGATACTGTTGTTGAGAAACCTGATCTACTTCCGTCTGCAACTGTACCTAAAGAACCTGCACTTGTTTGCCAAACTGGATCGGCAGATATTGTAAATGCTGAATCTTCTTGTGCTGTTTGGTTTGTAGATGTTGTTACTTTAATATTAATTGTTTGACCAGCTGTAAAATCTGAAGCGTCATAAGTAGCAGTAACGGATGTACCACTAACTACTGTTACTGTAGCAGCTGTTGATAATACTGCACCGCCTGAGTTGTTTAAAAATTCTACTTTGTTGACTTTTATAAGAGATGAACCTGTTATAGTTATAGTAGCGTCATCATCTTCGTTAAGACCAACTGTTGAGGATGTAACAGATGTAATTACTGGATCTGGATAAATTACAGACCATGCACTACCTGTCCATTGTTCAATTCCACCTTCGGTGGTATTATGTCTGATCGCACCAGAATTTGATGGAGCATCCCTTTGACCAGTTGTACCCTTAGGTATACCGAGTGAGTCTGTATCGGTATTAAAATCTGTGTTATCTGAATGTATTTTTCGTGGCATATTAGTATTTATCCTCTCTCATTACACAGGCAATTCGATTATTTGTATTACATGTCCAGAAACCGGAGCACTATCAAAAGTCAACGTAGTTCCTGAAACAGTATAGTTTGTTGTAGGTATTTGGACGATACCGTTTACATCTACAACTACTTTATCAGCAGTAAGACCATTAGATACAGTAAAACCAGTTGTAGAACCGTTACCTGTAGCTGTTCTTCTTACGATAGACGTTGGTTGTCTTTCTATTGGTAGATACCTCATTTATATTTCCTTCTCTTAGCTTAAATATTAGTAACTATTATACGTCTTCTAATACAGAAACA